TACGAGCCACACGTCGACAACCGCCCCGTCGTAACGGCCAGCGGCAAGATCGGCCTCGTTGAGCGTTTCGTCGGCCAACGCGCCCGAAAGCTCCGAACTATCGACCGCGAGGCCGAGCTTTTGCAGCACCTCGGTTCCCGACCATCCGCTGCCGGCGCGGCAATCGGTATCGCCAAGCACGACATCTTCGTCGTGGTCGGTGAAGCCTTGTGTCACGCCGTCAGATCGTCTGATCACCCAGCAGCGGCATAGCGTTGTGACGCTGGAGTCGAGCTTGGCTTGGAGTGCCGATGGAACGGTCCTCATGGTCTGATCTCCACCAGCGGGATTTTCGGAATCATGCCGGCCGCAAATGCCGAGAGATCCACCTCGAGATAATCCGTGTCGAAACGTACCGGCACATCGAACAGGAAGCCGGCAGTGACGGCTGCGCCGCTCGGGGGGATGTGGCCGGCGAGAAAAGTAATGACACCGGTTGTTGGATCCGCAGTGAATGTTGTCCCCTCTCCCACTTCGCTTTCCGCGACCGCGACGCGAACGCTGCCAGGGACCGGTTTGGCAATAGGCCGCTGATACGGCGAATAGAGCGCGCCGTAGGTCTTGCTGAGCTGGAATGTCGCCGTCACGCCGTCGCCGGTGCCAATCACCTGATCCGTCGGCGTCACCGGAATTCCCGGTGCGGCCGAGGAATGGTCGAGCTGGTCGCGCCAGCGGAAGCCGTGGAGCCGCCCTCGCCGCTCCTCAAAAAAAGCGAGCACATGCGATAGCGCTTCGAACGTTTTCACGCCATAGCCCGCGTCATAGCGTCGTCGTGAATGCGCCCAGCGTGCGTTGCGCTCTTCGGCGCCCGAGCCAAGCAGGACCACATCCGTGCGCCTTTGCGGCCCGCCGGCGCTTTTGAGCGCAATATCGAGCGGAAACAGGATTTCGTGGAAGGATGACATTGTTCAAAACCCGCGCTGGCCGCGCGCAACCGCGCGGGCGATTTGACCCGTAATGTAGGCTTCCGAGCGCCGAAAGCTCTGCGCGTCGGGAGTCGCTATCTGGATGGTGACATTCGACGGCTGCTCCCCGCCGCTCATCGCAATGCCCAGGCGTCCGTCGGAGCCGCGCGTCAGTGGAACAATCGCTTCCGGCCCGGCTTCGCCCGCCAGCCCGAGACCCCCCGACGACAGCGGAAAATAGGTCGGCGCGCCGATCACTCCGCCCGATGCGAAAGGTGTGATTGCGCGCATGCGCATGGTGTCGGACGATCCACCACCGCCGAACAGGCCTTCAAAGACCTTGCTCAGACCACCGGCCAGATCTTTGGCGACCGGTCTGAAGGCTTGCGAAATGGCCATACTGGAAAGTCGCAAGGCGAGCTGCTTGAGCACGTCGTCAAACTGCTTGCCGCCGGTGCTCGCATCGGCAAAGGCCTTGCTGATGGCCCTGGCGAATGCCGCGGTGCTCACGCCCAGCAGGTTGGTGCTGGTGCGCACCTTGTCGACGGTGTCGGGTAAAATTCCCGGAACAAATGTATCTGCAAAACTATCGTTATCGCTCATCGGGATATCTCTTCATAAGGTCAGTGAATGTATGGCGATCGAGCGGCGCGACGCGGCCGGTTACCGCCTCAACGGCGTAGGCGAGTTCGCGCGGCGTCATGCGCCAGAGTTGTTCTGGCGAGAGCCGCAACACGCCGAGCCCAAAGCCAATCGCCTGCTTCCAGGGAAACGGGGTCATACTTCGGCCTCGCCGAAAGTCGCTGCAATCAGCTTAGCGACGATCCGCACATAGCCCTGCGCGCCGCCTTCGATCGCCATGGCGGCCACGTCCGCATCGCTCAGTGTCTCGCCTGCCCCGCGCAGGCCGGCGCCGATGATGCGCGTGAGATCGCGCGCCTTCATCCGGCCGGATCCAAAGCGTTCGGTCAGCGCAACCAGATCATCTGCGCCGAAGGCATCTTCGAGTTCCGCAAGAGCGCCGAGGGTGAGCACCAGCCGGCGCCGCGCGCCGCCGATGTCTGCTTCGATTTCACCGCGGTGACGATTTACCATTGCTCTGTCCTTTCATCTGTGATGGCCAGGCTTGACCCCGCAAACTCGCCTAGACTGTCTCGCCGCTTCGCGGCGGCCCGGTGATGACGGGTTAAGTTGAGACAATTCGCCATGTCATGCCGCCGTGAAGGTCAGCTCGCCGGCGGATTCCAGTGACATGTCGAATGTCACCTCGCCATTGTGCTCGCCGGCAAATTCAAGGCCCGCGATCTGGAACGGCCCCTGCACCGTGCCGAACGTGGGAATGACAATCTGATAGCCGACGACGCTCCCGTTGAAGAATGCCTGCCGCAACAGTGCATCGCTTGCGGCGTCCTTGAACAAGCCGCGTCCCGAGATGGACGCGCGCTTGACGCCCGCGCCGTCGAGCAGCTCCCGCCACCGGTTGACGCTTTCCGCGTGCGTAATATCGACAGACTCCGCATTGAATGCGAGCCGGCGTGTCCGCAGGCCCGCAACAGTCGTATATCCGGAGCCATCGGCGATCTTGACGAGCAGGTCCTTGCCTTTTTGAGCAGTCATTGAAGTGTTCCTTTGTTTAGGCGGGTTCAGTCACCGCGCGGAAGCGCACCAGCGCGTGATAGGTGCGCCCGTCGGCTTCACGGCGTATGTCCGCGACCGAAAAACGAAAATTGACGAGATGGTGGCCGGCGAGCGTGAGCGGTGCGTCGTCGAGCGCCTGCATGAGCGCACCGGTGATTAAATGCGCTTCGCGGTGCCCGCCCTGGCGCGACCAAGCATGCAGTGTTAGCTGATGCTCCTCTGCTGGCTCATCTCCGGCGGAAAAATCGACGATGCGTGCCTCACCGAGCGTGACATATGGGAATGCGGCCGCGCGCGGCGGCTCGTCATAGACTTTGGGGCCGCCGAGAACGGAAATGAGGCCGCTATCGGAAATGAGCGCATCTTGCACGGCGGCGCGAAGCGCAGTTGACGCGTTGATTGTCATGTTAATTTCCTTGTCAGTCCTCACGTTCCTCGGCTTCGATCGCGAGGAAGCGACGGTCGGCGCTCGGGCTGATGGCCAGAATGCTGTAGATGCGCGTGCCGTCCTGCAAACGGTGACGCGTGGTGATATCGGCGCGTACGCGCACGATAATGCGGTAGCGCACTTTGCCACCTGTGGTATCGGCGGCGACACTTGCGGCAGCCGACAGTGGCAGGACTTGCGCCCAAAGCGTTGTCACGACGTCGTAGAGACGCGTCACACCGCCGGTGCCATCATCGGTTTCAACCGGCGCTTCCAGCAGCAGCCGGCGGTTCAGATCGCCGGGCGCGGTCATAGCGACAGCGTCCGGTATGGTGCGATGAGCGCGGCAAGGCTCGCCGGCAGGACCAGGGATTCATTGGCGGCGCCGACCAGGCCGCGATTCTCGTACCAATGCGCAACCAGCAGACGGAGCGCCTGGCGCAGCGGCTCCGGCACATCGGTCGCGGCATCGCCAAACCCGATCGTCACGTCGAGTTCGATGCCGGCGGCGATCCGGCCGGGGACCGATAGCATCCAGGGCATGAAGGCGAGCGTCGAGGCACCGAAATCCGGCACAAAGGCCTGCGTATCGACGCTTTGCGGATGGCCCTGGAGGTCATAGACCCGCACGGCGTCGAGCGACCGGAGCGGTCCCGGCTTCACCGCGATGCGGCCGTGGTGTGGCCAGCGGTCGAACGTCAGGCGCCACCTTTGCGTTACTAGCGCTATTCGTGCTTGCGCTTCGACGTGCATGCGCGCGCCGGCAACCAGCGCGCGAATGACCTCATCGTCGTCGCTGTGCTCGACGCGCAGGAATGTCTTGGCCTCCTCGACCGATAACGGCTCAACGGCAGGCTCTGTCAGCAAGATCGAACTCAT